GTATACATGGCGTTAAAGGAATACATCAAGCACACATTGCGGCAGCAAATATTTGCTCGACCGATATGTTTTGGATTGTAGATGGTGATGCAATTATTGCAGACGAATTTAACTTTGATTATGTAGCAGAAGATAATAGAGCAGTTCACGTTTGGCGTAGTCAGAATCCTATTAATGATTTAGTATATGGATATGGTGGTGTCAAATTGTTTCCAACTCAAATGACACGTGACATGGATACTAGTCGTCCGGATATGACTACTAGTATTAGTGATAGATTTAAAAAGATGCTGTCAGTATCTTGTATAACAGGATTTAATTCAAGTGAATTTAGCACATGGCGTAGTGCGTTTAGAGAATGTGCTAAATTAAGTAGTAAAATTATTGACAGACAAAAAGAGGATGAAACAAATGAAAGATTACAAATTTGGACAACAGTGGGAGGAGACCGAACCTTCGGCGAGTACGCTATTAAAGGTGCTAATGCTGGCAGGGAGTACGGGCTTTCTGATGGCGCTGATCTTCGGTTAATTAACGACTTCAACTGGCTGTATGAGCAGTTTATAGAAAATACAGATAGTGAAGAAGAACTTCCTGCACAAGTAACAATTGAGCAATATTCTAATCCAGTTGAAATCATTACACCAGCCGAAGTACAAATTGATACAGAGTGGAAACAAACTGTACCATTTAAACAAGACGATCCGTTACCTCCAAGAGATGATTTTATTATAGACTTGTTAGACAGATTTGAAATACTATACGGGGATAAAGTATCTAACCTAAGACGTTTTTATAATGACGGCCATATGTTAGATATCTTACGCATAATTGGCAATGATGATTTGCGTAGATTTGTTGAAGAACGCAACTATCATAGTTTATTTAGGTACTTAGAATCTAAAGGTATTGAAATAGAAGATGAACGCAAAATGTATATTGAAAAAAATGTTCACAGTTTGTTTAGATTACTTGGTGAAGATAATGAGGATTTGCGTAAAATAGTTGCTGAAGATAATATACATAGTTTGTTTAGACTAGTCGGAGACGAACACGAAGAATTGCGTAAGGCCGTTGCTGAAGATAACGTACACAGTTTGTTTAGATTGCTAGGAGATGAACACGAAGAATTGCGTAAGGCTGTTGTTGAAGAAAACTTACATAGCCTATTTAGAGTACTAGGTGACGACCACGAAGATTTACGCCAAGTTGTTATGCAAGATAATATGTCCGCAGTATTTGATTTACTTGGACCAGAGTATGAAGACCTACGTAAAGCAATTTACGACAAAAATATTTTTAGTTTGTTTAGAGTACTAGGTCCTGATCATGATGATCTTCGTACAGCAATGCTTGATAAAAATTTACACGGGCTATTTAGATTATTAGGCCCACAGCATGAAGATATGCGTAAAGCAATGGTAGAGAAAAACTTTCATGGCTTGTTTAGACTTGTAGGTGATGAGCATGAAGACTTGCGTAAAGCAGTAGTAGAGAAAAACTTACATGGACTGTTTAGGTTGCTCGGCGAAGGATATGAAGACTTGCGTAAAGCAATGACAGAAAAAAATGTACATAGTTTGTTTAGGCTAATTGAACAAACAGATACTACAGATGATTTGCGTAGAGCATTGGTTGAATCAAATGAAATGAGTTTGTTTAGATTAATAGAAGGCAAAGATACTATAGTTGAAGATGTTAAAAAAGCAGGCTTCTTTAAAAATATTTGGAGTTTGAAACGTATTGAGCCAGAAGTTACTGACGAAGTTAATCTTACTATGGACAATAATAGACATGCACTTTGGCGTGTACTTGATAAGCATACAGGAAGTGCATTTATAAAACCATTAGAAATATTAGACAAGCATGAAATAGAATATGACAAAGATGTAATGAGTCGTGGACAATTAAAAAGTAAAAAATGGTTAGTTGACGAACTTAGTAATTTAAATCTATCACTAGGTACAATGTTCTTGTGTGCTGGTTGGTATGCTAGTATTGTTCCATTGATGCAAGAAGCAAAATTAGACTTTGAAAAAATTCGTAGTTTTGATATTGATCCTAATGTATGGAAAATTGCAGAAACGTTTAATGCTGACCTAGTTAATGAAGGCTGGCAGTTTAAAGCAAGTACACAAGATATTATGCATATTGATTATATTGAACACAACTATAACACAGAAAAATTAGACGGTGCAATAATACCGTTAACTGATATGCCACACACTATTGTTAATACAAGTTGTGAACATATTCCTAACTTTACTGATTGGTATAACTTATTACCAGAAGGACGATTAATTATACTACAAAGTAACAATTATTTTGAAATTGAAGAGCATATTAATTGTTCAAGTAGTTTAAAAGAATTTAGTCAAAGTGCGCCAATGCAAGAAACATTATACGAAGGTGAACTTGATTTGGGACAATATACGAGGTACATGAAAATTGGACGTAAGTAAACTAACACTAAGACAGATGCAAACAGAAAGTGCTAGAGCCCTTTCGACTATACAAGCAACTAATAACAACATTTATCAATTCAATAAAAAGGCACATCACAATAGTCAAAATTGGTACTCCGCTGTTATTGATTGGTATGTTGAACAGTATGGCGGATTACCTAGTGAAGTTGGCCCTGGAAAAGACGTAAAGTTGGTAATGGATGAAGTATAGTAAACCTATAAAATTATATTTGTTTAAAGATAAAAATATAAAACTATGTTTGCGTGTAAGTGATAACATGGTTCACCACTTCAATTGGGATATTGAGTTATTTGAAGATATGTTATTAAACTGGAGAACTCACTGGGCTAAAGATAGATGGGATATTATGTGGAAGACTCGTGGCCCTCGTCCTGAACGAGCACCAGCAAGTTATGTTTCTATGTCGTTTTATCAAACCGGACAAGGCTTACATTTTAGATTCGACTACGATGATTTTGTTGCCTTAGAAAAAGATTACTATTATCAAAAACATAACAAAATGCATTGGGATAATGATGTATAGATACCAAGATATTAAAGAAGTACATTTAGAAGTCACACAGAAGTGCCAGGCGGCATGTCCTATGTGCGATAGAAATATGAACGGCGGTGCAGACAATCCACATATTACTAATGCAGAACTTAGTTTAGAAGATGTAAAGCGTATGTTTAAGCCAACGTTTATTGCACAACTAAATGTTATGTATATGTGCGGCAATTTAGGTGATCCTATAGTTGCTAAAGAAACTCTTGAAATATTCAAATACTTTCGCGAACATAATCCTAAAATGTGGCTAAGTATGAATACTAATGCAGGAGCAAAGAATGAAGAATGGTGGCGAGATCTTGCTCGGGTATTTGGGCGTATGGGTGCTTGTATTTTTAGCGTGGATGGTCTTTCCGACACTAATCATCTTTATAGACAAGGTGTTGTTTGGGCTAATGTAGAAAGAAATATGAAAGCATTTATTTCCGCAGGCGGCAGAGCCCGTTGGGACTTTCTTATATTCGCACATAATGAACACCAAGTAGACGAAGCAGAAGAACTTGCAAATACATGGGGCTGTGAAAAATTTATTAAAAAGAAATCTGGTAGATTCATTACAAGTGATATTCAGCCTAAGTTTTCTCATCAAGCAGTTAACCGTAAAGGTGCAGAAACACAAACTCTTGCAGAGCCCAAAGAAGAAAAAAATAAAAACTTAGCACTACTAAAACGAAAAGAAATAGAAAAAAGTTATGGCGGTATGAAACAATACTTAGATAAATGTTCTATTACTTGCAAAGTAGCAAAGCAAGGAAGTGTGTTTATAACAGCAGAAGGCTTATTAATGCCATGTTGTTGGACAGCCGGACGTATGTACAAGTGGTGGCATGCAGATCCTACAGTAGAACAAATATGGGATCATATAGACACTGCTGGCGGCAAACAAGGTATTAGTATTATTGACAACGATATTGAAGATGTTGTTAATGGTAAACTAATTGAAAGCATTACTGGTAGTTGGAAACTAGATAGTGTAGCAAACGGAAAACTCGGAGTCTGCGCTCAAAAATGCGGTAGCGAATTTGATCCGTATGCTGAACAGTTTAAATAATTACTTGTTACTGCTATAGTAGCAACTTGCATTAAACCCAATAAACTTGTCAATTGTTTCCCATTTAACTTTACTTGTATAACTATAACGTGGAGTAACAGCCATACCAAATTCACGAGCCATTATACTAGGTAGTGACACTGCCATTTGGTGCATATGTGGTCTAGCATCTCCTGGATCTTTACTAACGTTTTTACCTCGAGTACCGATGCGTGTAAATTCGTTGTAGTCAACGTCACCTTCTAATACTTTTAGTGCAAGGTTTCTAAGTTCTGGACCGACATATTCATCCTTAAATAAATCTATACCATAAGACCGTGCAAGTAATGCGTACCCAAATATACTATCAGCACCTAGTGTATGATACCAATAACCTCTATTGCCTCGGTAACTATTATTATTAAGATATCCTTTAGACTCAATTTTACGAACTATGCTGTGTTTACGACGGATAATTTCTTTATATGCTAAGTTGTGATCATTAGTCCAATGTGCGTATGCTAATACACCAATACCACCATCACCCCATTCATAAAAACCTGCTTGATTTAATGATTCTAGTGCTTGTGGCTTTATATATTTTTTATATGCAATATTGAAGTATTCAGTTAGTTCGTTGCGTTCAGCAGTTGACATATGTTCACGTAAAATAATTGCACTAAAAATCATAGCATTGAATGTAAAACTTGTATGCTGAGGAGTATGATTAGTACATTTAGACTTCTTATTTCCGTTTGTCCAGCAATCGCCGTTGCCTTTGTTCGTAGTGTTTAACAATGCTCTTGATGTAGCAATGTATACTAATTCTGATACAACTTCATTTGCAAGAATATCATTGTTTGTTGCTTCTGCTTTATACGTCTTACGAAGTAACTCTGCCCATTTGTCTGATAATTCATCATGCGAAACAGTTAGACTAGTATCGTTTGCAAATAATTCATCTGCATTAATTTTTGCAATGTCCCGTGTGTTTACTGATTGTAATGGGTTAACAACACATTGTTTACCTTTAATTTGTTCAGCAAAAAGATCTGTTGGAAACCTAATCGGGTTAGGACTAGATGTAGCAGAACTATTTACAGTGGTCATGCACCCTGAAAGAACTACCGTTGACAATAAAATTGGAATCATGTTTCTCATCATACTCTTATAATAGCACATTGTAGCCAAATGTCAAACAAATTGGTAACCTCCACGAATAAGTAATAATATGAATGATAATGAATATAAGTACCCGTCAGAAACGTTTTGCCTCCTTCCTTGGGTGCATTTAAGTACGAGACCAGATGGAAGTATGCGTGTTTGCTGTACAGCAAACGCAAGTAGTGTAGGTGCAACGAATGATAAAGCACACGGTGGACAAGTTGGTATTCTTAAAACTGAAGACGGCAAGCCTAACAATTTAAACGTAAGTGATTTTGAATCAGCATGGAACAGCACATACATGAAAAATGTGCGTAAGCAGATGCTTGCTGGCGAACAACCTCCAAGTTGTATTAAGTGCTACAAAGAAGAAGCCGCAGGACACAATTCAAAACGTATGTGGGAAACACATTATTGGAGTCAGCGTGTAAACGTTGATAAAATTCTTGCTGATACAAAAGAAGATGGATCAGTTCCGCCGCAATTAGCATATATTGATTTACGCTTTGGAACTAAATGCCAACTTGCTTGTGTTATGTGTAGTCCGCATGATAGTAGTGGATGGATTAAAGATTATAAAGCAATCTTTCCAGCAGTAAAAGATGAAAGTCTTAAAGAAACTATGCAGTGGAAAGACAAGGGTAGTTACAACGGCAGTAGTTATAACTGGCACAAACAGAATCCTGTGTTTTGGAAACAATTTTACGAGCAAATGCCTAGTATGCAACAGATTTATTTTGCTGGAGGCGAAAGTCTTATTATCGAGGAACACTATGAAATACTTGAACATGCAATTAAAATGGGCTATGCAAAAGATCTTGAACTACGTTATAACTCTAATGGAGTTGAATGGAGAGAGGATTTATTTGATCTATGGAAAGAATTCAAACTGGTGCGTTTTCATTACTCGATAGACAGTATTAAAGAAATGAACGATTATATTCGTTATCCTAGTAATTGGAAACGTCAAGAAGAAGTATTCCATATACTTGATAATGATACACCTAACAATACAGAAGTAACTGTAGCGTGTGCAGTACAAGCATTAAACATTTATTACTTGCCAGACTTTATACAATGGAAACTTGAACAAGGTTTTAAGAAGATTAACATGTGGCCGTTTGGTGCAGGTGCTATTAACTATCACTTTGTATATCATCCACCACATCTTAATGTTAAAATCTTACCTAAATGGTTTAAAGAAAAGTGCAGAGAAAAATACGAAGCATGGTACCCATGGTGGGAAGCAAATTGGGAACTAGGTGTTCCTAGTTGGCACAAAGGAAAAGTTGATTATGACAAGTGGCGTGACGCTAGTTATGGTATAAAGCGACTTGAAGGTATGTTAAAGTTTATGGAAAGTGAAGACTGGAGTCAACGCTTGCCTGAAATGAAAGAATTTTTAGACTTATGCGATAATCAACGTGGCATTACGTTTGCTGAAACATTTCCAGAAATGCGAGACATATTTGATGACTAAACCGTTTTGTAATGCAGTACGTCATGGACTAGCAATTACAGCATACGGAGCAGTTAACCCATGTTGTGCTAGTTTAGATTTTACACATATTAGCAATATTGATAACATAGTTGATTATGTACGTAATGATGCTGACTTAAAAACAAAACAACTAATTGAAGATACTGACGAGTGGTTGTACGAATGCTTAGGTTGTAAAGACAAGCAAGATAAAGGGTTAGTATCTCGCAAAGACAAATATTTAAAATGGTTTCCTTTAAATGACAATGAGTGGTCATTAAACAATCCTAATGCTATTTTACATATGGATATAAGTTTTGGCAATACATGTAGCCAGCAATGTATAATGTGTAATAGTAATTTTAGCAGTAAGTGGCTTGCCGCAGATGTTAATTTATATGACGATCTTCTTAAAGCAGGATCATTGATTGACGATAAAAGCGATGACAGAAAGTATGCTAGACACTTTAATAAAATGACATTAAAAAATTGGAGTCTATCTTACGAACAATTAGATCAGATTGCTAGTTTAGTTACAAGTGATACTCGAAAGATTGAAATCAAAGGCGGCGAGCCATTATATGACAAGCGGTTTTCTTATTTTGTTGGAAAATGCTTAGAACAAAATCCTAAAGTACAAATAGCAACTAA